CCGTCGCGACCGGACGCTGGTATTTCGTCTGCGGTCGTTATACGCCGAGCACAGAGACCAAAATCTACGTTGGCAGCGGCGGCGCACTGGAAAGCAACACGAACGCGGTCGGCATCCCGGCAGCTCTCAACGACAGCGCGACGGCGTTCACGGTTGGCTCGTTTGGCGGCGGCGCAAACTATCTGGACGGCAAGGCTTCTTGCTGTTGGTTGGCAGCGGGTCTCTATCGCGATACGTGGGTCAACATCGTCTATTCGCAGCTCAGGAGCGTGTTCAGGGTATAGAGATTGTAAGAGTTTTTATACGATACGGGGGCGCAAGGCGTGGTATAATGACAGCAGAGGATCGGACGACAAACGAAGTGCAGATGATAGCGACAGAGGTTGTGGATCGCCAGTCGCGCTATTGCGCGGTCAAGATGAAGAACATCGAGGACAAAGTGGACGGCCTTGCGCGCCAGGTAGCAAGGCTAACGGACATCATAGAGGAAATGCGCGAGGCCGATCAGAAGATGCGCGAGCGCTGCCAACGTAGATTTTGGTCTCTGTGCTCGGCGTATAACGACCGCAGACGAAATACCAGCGTCCGGTCGCGACGGTCTGTGAAAATGTCAGCGTGACGGCAGTAAGCGCAGCCCCATTACTGATCGTGAATTGAAACGGATCGTTTGCTAGATCGCCTCGAAAGGCCAGATAGTAACTCGATGCTGCTGCAACCCCTGTTCCTTTTCCGATCAGTATCTCAGCATTCGTCAGACGGTCGAACTTGAACCAGCCGCCAAACGTCAAGCCGCGTTGCCCGGCGGGGATTTGCGTCTCTGTGCCCAGGATGTCGGCCCAGTTCCCGGCGCCGCCGTCTGCACGACTGAGATACTGATTCACGCCGTCAAACTCTACATAGATGCTGGGGCGATCCTGCTCGACGCCGAACACCGGTCCATTGACAGAGGAGAGCGGGTAGGTGTTGCCGTTGATGTCCATCGCATAGGGGTTCTGGTAATCGACCTGCCCCATCGTCCACCCGGCGCGCAGGTAGGGGAGACTGCTCACGATCCCTTGCGTGACCCGCTGCTGTGGGTCAGTCGTGCCGATCCTGTTCTGGTGCGCCGCCATCCTGTCGATGCTGCGCGCTATGCCGATGCCCATTATAGCTCCCAATCCACGCTTTCGATCCGCGCATCCACGACCTCGCGTCCGTTCTCCCCGATGCTCAAGATCACTTGCCGGACGATGGCCTCGAACTCGTTGCCCAGGAATCGCGCCGTCACCCGGTCGCCCCAGTCCCAGTCGAGACCAAACACAAGGCCCTCGGTATCCATCGGCTGGCCAATGAACAGCCGCTGCGGGCGCGCCTCGATCAGGGCCGCTTGCGCTTGCGCCTCAACCGCTTCCGGTGAACTGCTGAACTGAGCAAAGACAAAGTCCTCGATGCGCCCGTAGCGACTGACAGCGATCCGACTGGCGTCCCACGCCTGCACGACCTCGCGGAAATTGTCCTCGCCCTGGCCCAGCGAGTAGACATAGTTCGTCTCTCGCGTCCAGTCGTACTCCAATGAACTGCTCTCCAGGTTGCCGCGCGATTCGTCAAAGACGGCGGTCGATGTGCGGTCCGCCCCCGGTTGGCCTGTCTTGGTGCGAAACTGGAACGTGATCGACGTACTGCTGATCGAGTCTTCCACCACATCCCAAAAGACTTCGGTCCCGGCGTCCCTCGTTGCGCGCTGGATGTCCTCCAGTACATCGCTTACTCGCTGCCAGGCAAAGTCCTTGTCCAGGGAAGGCCCCCGGCTGGTATTGGCCTGTACAGTCAAGCCGGGAATGGCCCGGGCCCCGAACGACGGCGCGGGATCACTGGCATCGGTCACGCACTGATTATCGACGATCTCTTTCATCATATCGTCGGCATAGCCCCGCTTCATACTCTCTGGTGTCTGCGTGTAATTCGCCACGATGCGCCGATTCAAGAGGCTGTTGGGATCGAAGCCCCACAGGTCGATCAGCAGGTCGCTTCCCACGCGCGCGAGCCGCCAGCGTCGCAATAGGTAGACGCGCCACAGGCCCTGGCGTCCACCTTCCGGCGCGCGCCATACCTGGATCATATAGTCCGGCTTGAGCAGGCTGGTATCGAATGAGGCAGGGAACCGGGCAGAGAAGCGCCCGATGCCGTTCGCCACACGCTGGAAGGTGCCTGAGAGGATGCGATCCAGGAGTGTGCCGCCGGCTGGATCGGCCAATCGCCGCCCTGCGTCATCGGTGAGCCAGAACTCGTAGGAGCCTGCCACTAGTCGGCGCTCCAGTACGGCGTACGCCAGATAATCTCACTCGTTATAGTTGCAGCCGCAATGTCCACGAACAGCGTGATCTCGTTATCTCCCGGTGCAAGCGCCCAGTCGCCAAAGTCGGAGTTTGGCAGTAGGGCCTTTTGTCGCGGTCCGAAAAAGCTGCTTTCGATGCTTTTTGCTGTAGGCTGTAGGTCAATCGTCAGCCTTTCCCCGACCAACAGATCGTAGGCAAAAAGAAGTTCCTTGCCCGTCGTTTCGTTGCGAATGCTGAACAGCGTCGCCGCAGTCCCTCCAGAGCGTAAAACTCGGATGCGCGGATACGCCTCTTCAGTCCCGGCGTTCGTGACGGTTGTAATCCCGGCATAGTTCAATGTGTCAGGGACCGCCGCATCTGTGGTGTACCCGATCCATAGATCGTAATTGGTTGGAATGACTGGATCGACTGGGCCAATCCCGATGGCTTGCCCACTCATTCCCGACTCAGATTGATCCAGATGCGCCCAGCTCGATCCATTCCATTTGGCGAGATTATATACTGCGATTCCATTGATCTGCACGTTAAACGACCCAGCTACATAGATCATCCCATCAGGCGCGATCCGAATCTTGCTTACCTGCGGCCCACCCATCCCGTTACCCAAGGCAGATACAGCCTGGCCGTTCCATTTAGCGATATGATCGGCATTTGTATCGCCCCCCGCATCGTTAAAGTTCCCGCCAAAGTAGACATTATCCTGGTTGTCGATTGCCAGCCCCAGAACAACGGCTGTGCCAGCGCTAGCAGAGAGTTGGACGATTTGCGTCCAGCTTGAACCGTCCCACATTGCGATATGATCCGCGCCGGTTACGTTGGCGAAGTTGGTAAATGTCCCGCCCACATAGACATTATCATTGCTGTCGATCTCGATTCGATAGACGCCAGTGATTGCCGCGCCGCCTGCCGTAGGATTCCCTACGGCATTCCAGGCCGCCCCGTCCCACATTGCCACATAGTCCAGATTGGACGCTACCGCGCTGGCTAGGTCGGTGAACACGCCCACGACATACAGATTCCCCGAACTGTCAAAGGCCATATCGTAGATTTCTGGATTGGCTGGTCCTGTTGCTGCACCGTTGGGTGCACCGACGGCATTCCAGGCTGCGCCATCCCAGTAGGCGATAAAGTCGGCATTCGCTACGCCGCCTGCGTTTTGAAAACGACCGCACACATAGATATCACCGTTCGGGGCTTCTCGAATTGCGCGCACGCGGGCGGGCGCACCTGCGTTGAAGTTCCCTACGGCGGCCCACGTTCCAGAAGTCGGCGTATACTGTACGAGATAATCCGCTGCTGCTACATTGTCAAAGTTCTGAAAGTCGCCGCCCCAGTACACGGTCTGATCCGACGCTACAAACACATCATAGATGGACGTATACGGGCCACCTGCTGCCGCCGGCGGTCCTAGTGTGCTCCATTGTCCTGTAGAACGCTCTCGACCAGCCACAAGGATTGCGTTTGCGTCTGTGTCGTTGGCATCCAGAATGTCGCTCGACTCCCCGATCTCGTAAAAGTCGGGATCGGTCGCCAGGAATCGCAAGGCGAAACTCTGCTCCAGGCAGGGAAAGTCGCCCCGGATACGGCCCTCCAATCCCGTCTCATAGTACGCCTCGATCTCTTTCGCCACCGCCGCGCCTGTGTAGCGCAATGTGACCGGCTGGTCGGCGGGGACGCTGTTGGGAGCCAAGTCCTCGATGATCTGTTGTCGTTTGGCGTGCAGGTCCTCCAGGCTCGTGCCTTTTACCCATCCGCTCAGAGAGAACGGACGCACGTTCGTTTTCTGACTGTTCAACTCGCCGCCGGGCAGAATGGCGTATGAATCCACGTTCAATGAGATGGGCGACATCCCCGCGCCGATCATCCCCTCGATGTCGAAATCTCGATCCGCAAAATCGACTACGACGCCGCCTGCACGACTGAGCGCCGACCGCTGGCTGATGCTATTATGCTCCGCGCCTAGCCATTCGCAACCATCCTGGTCGCCATCGACATAAGTCGTAATCTCGTCTTGTATTTCTAGTTGTGCCCCATCTGCATAAATCAGCGTCGCGCCGTCCTGCGCCGTATTATCAATGCGAATATGACACGTTGCCGGGGCACCCGTATTGTTCAACCAGCTTGTCTCTACCCGTTGCCATTCATTGGCGACAGTAGGCGAGGCAGTTGCCCGATCTGCGACATTTGTGCTATCGTGGATCACTACATCGGTATCAGCAATCGGCCCGTACACCCAGGCTGATGCTGTGATCGTGCTTCCATTGGGGACGCTCACACCTGCGGTAGACTGAATCGTCGTATCTACCGCATTGGAGGCAGTTAGCTGGCACGAAGCTACGCCCCAGCGCGACAAAGTCGTCACTCTGGCCCGTGCGCCTCCTGGTCCAAAGCCTAGACTCCAATCGTCCGTGACATTCACCTCGAAACTAGGATTGAGACAGTAATTGATCGTCGCTTCCGGTTGTATGAAGTGCCAGTATCCCATTTTGACTCCACATTCTGGCGGTTGCGCTGCTATCGGAAAGAAGAGCGTCGCGCTCTTTGGCGGTTGCGCCTGCCCCGCGTAAGGCAAAAGGAGCACGAGCGCCAGTAG